GGACAACTCATTGAAGAAAAGGAACTCACGGGCATTCTTCCCAGTGAGTTCTTTCCACGCGGCCAGGTACAGAATTGTCAAGGCCATACTGTTATCCATTGACGTGGATGAATGGCCAGTGGTTTCGCCAGTCCCCTTGCGAAAAATATTGCCTGTCGATGTATGGCCTAACTGTTGTGAAAGGACTTGATCGTATGAAATATCTATCAGGTCGCAAATGGCAGACCTGTCTTTATGGTAATCATATCCACGCTTTCGGACTGCCTTGATGATCTCAATGATAGGGCCGTCAACAGTAGAGTCAAAGGCTGTAAAGTCGCCTTCAACATGAATGTCGAAACGGCCATGCTTAGCAAAGAGGTCGGACATCCAATGCCCGTTCAGAGGCATGCCGACTTTTATGGGGGTCGATTCCCAATCAAAATGATGATTGGGGCCATAATTAAAAACCGTCGACATGATGTAATGGGTAATGGGAGACCCAATAATTGAACGCACCAACCCATTCTGCCATTTCTTGGGAGGCAGGGCTTCCCCTTTTACGGAAACGTGGGCCACAGGGGCAATCTGGGATGCATAATAGAATGTCCTGGCCCACAACTTTTTGAAATTAGAAAACCCTATTGTGGAAATAAAGGCGCTTCTCTTCATTTTAGACTTGCGACCTGGAGTTTTCATCCAAAAGCCAAGAGCGTACTTCTTCTCCCACATTTTGATTATGTAATTGAAAGGTGTGAGATTGGAATTCCGGAAAATGGTCCCCAGAACCTCCCACACGTCATCCTGCACATCAGGCAGGCCCTCGGGCTTTCTGTCTTGAAAGTAACGGGAGGTGCTGGTCAGTTCCGCTCCAATGGATTGATATGTTTCTGTCCGTTTGTACTCAAGAGCCATGGCCCTCAAATGATCCAAATTCTTGTCGTAATGGACCTGAAGCTGTGAAATGCCAGTCCGAAAATCGGAACCACAAATTAGCCAGTCTCGCCAAGACTGGGTGACAGGGTCCGACATGTCCGGCTCGGTGATTTCAACATTGACTGGCCAACCAAGCCATTCAAGAAGGGCGCGGCTATGTTCAACATCATTAACCCCGTCCTTCCACGTCAAGCGCCTCCGGACAAACTCAGGCAGCTTCATGGAATCAATGAACCTGACTGACTTGATAGTGACCTGTCGAAATGTCGCAAGGGCTGACCTTCGCTCACCTCCGAGCTTTACGGAGTAATGCCGCTTAACTTCAGTGTTGAAGCCTTCAACCGTAATGATGATGTCCGTCATCAAAACCTGAAGCCGCAACCTTGCCCACTTCAGCAACACCCACTCCCCTGCCTCACGATCACTAAGGGAGATAATGAGATGAATAATGACACCGGTGGTGTCCCATATGGCCGGGGCGGGCAGAAAGCAGAGAGTCAAAAGGAAACCGAGCCAAATGTACAGTGCAGACTTCCACATTCTGACCCCTGCTTTCAAAGCACAGAGGTAGACACAGATCTGCCAGCCAGTGAACAAATAGTATAGTGGTATGTCCACCACAAATGCCACAGAGTAAATAGTTTTGCTCCACCATAATGAAGCAAAAACCAAAAGGCCCTTGGAAGCCTCCTCTACCACTGACTGAGGTAATCCCAAAGAATGGCATATTGATGAAAGAAAAGGGCCAGAATGGTCCCATCCTTCCACCACCACTCCAGTCAATGGCGTAGTGAAGCCTGGGAGCCAAGATATTTCTCTATTATGCCACAATGCCAGGTGGGGACCCACCTGCTGTATCAATTTTTTCTCATTGCGTACATAAGCCCTAAGCCACAGGACAAGAAACAATCCCAAGAAGGGGGACGTAAAAAGAACAAACCCGAAAGAGGGTACTACACCAGACCATAATAAGATACTGGGCAGGGCCACCAAAAGGTAGCCAACTATAGCAGCAAAAGCTATGGCAATAAAAGGGCCCACGAGGCCTACGAAGGTTATAAGTAAAATTTTAAACAACTTTTGAAACATAACACAACATCTTAAAAATGTTTCGGCCCAAGGGCCTCATCAGGTGTTTCTGTTGCCAACAACATGGCAAAATAAACAATACAGAAGATGTATGTTTAGAAAACGCAGGGCAAACACCAAAGCAACACAAAAGGCCAGTCATACTGGTCCCTCTAAACTCAAA